TTACCAAAGATCCATGCATTTTAAAAATTTCTTCTAGATCCTTATAATACAATTTTTTTTTGTCAGTAATTTTATTGTTGGATCCGGGAGAAAAATCTACTAGATCTATAATATCTTTTAAAACGGAATCATATTCTCCGTTAGAAATATTTCGTAATATTTCATCTGATAATCCTGCACCCCCTAACTTTTTTAAAATTGAAATGTCAGATTTACCTTTCAATAAAGTTGGCGTAAAATTTTCAAAAAATTTTGTCAACTTTTCGATTTTTCTAAAAAAATTAATGCGATATTTTTCGTTAATGTCGTCCATATTTGTCTTAAATGTGTGTATCAATATATAAATATTACTATTTCAACACAAAACCTCTTGTATTTTGTAACCGTATATATAAGTATCAAAAATAAAAAAACTGGTAGGATTTTGCCTACCAGTTTGTGTTTTATTACCGAAGTGAGGTTGTATAGCTTCCACCTAATACATATCATTATTCATCACCAAAACGGTCTTGTTTGACTCCACGATACCGTTCTAAGACCTTAGATATTAATTCACGAGTTTCCCCTCATTCTTTAATTCTTACGAATTTACAACCCAAATACTTTGTTATCTCGATCTGTCTATTGATATCATGTTGTCTCAAAGTTCCATCTATATTATAATGATGTTTTTCGTCCCACTCATACCATGTGTTTGTCGGTTCATCATATCCATCTGCAAAATAACCACGAAATCTAAATTCTCCACCATTCAAAGCATGTCGTATTTTATAGTTATTTTGTTCATTTAATTTATCAAAATATTCACATGATTTTCTATTAAAAAATGGATAAACTTGTTCTCCATTACATTTTTGTTTTGATATTCTATCTAAAATAGATTCTCTTAATTTTCTTTTTGTTTCTTCTGAATGGTGTTTTCCAAACATATGATGATTTTTTCCAGATCTCATTCTTGATAATTTTTCTCTCGTTTTTATCGAAGCTTTTTTGCCTGTCAAACTTATTCGTATTCTATCCCTTCTTTCCTGTGGAACCGATCTGCCTTTTAATTTTTCCGATATTCTTCTCTTAACATCTTCATAATTTTTTGGAGGGGACCATTTCCATCCTTGCCGATTCATGAGACCACAATGAGCACATAATCCTTTTCCTCTATGAGATGCCCTATTTCGAGTTTTCTTAGATGAATAGAATTGTATCTTATCACATTCAGGACAATTTCTTGTCCATAGTCTTTTTCGAGTTATAATATCGTAACATTCTTTCTCGTTGAAGTCGGAATTTGTTTCGGTGATAGTGGTCTCGTTGACGTTTTCTTTGAGCTTCATCTTGTTGTTTTTCTGTCTTATATATTAGTTTTCTTCCCATACTAATACATATAAACATTCAGACGAAAACGTTCAAACACTTTTAAAAAGAATCAACTTTTTTCATTTCATGAAAATTGGAACCAATTTGTATGGAGACTGGAAATTTATCTTTTTCCATAATTTTTTTAACATCCAATAATAATTGTCTTCCTCTTCCATCATCTTTATAAAAATCTATTAAAATGGAATCATATTGATAAAGAATTACTTTTGATCTCGTGTCTTTTGTTAAGTCCAAAACATTCCTCAACATTTCACAATTAAGTTCTGTTTCCTGTGATTGAATAATATAATTTAGCAATTTACTGGGGAATGGATCTGATATGTGACACGGTTTTATTCTTTTTTTAAACAAAGGAGTTTCCACATAATGACTTGTTTGAAATTCTGACCATAAGATATCTGTATATTTCTGCACTTTTTTAAAATATGGAATATCTTCATATTCTTTTGTTATTCCTCCATAAAGCAATTGAAACGTAATATCCTTTGATTTTTTAATATCTTCGTTGTTTACTATATCTGTTTTGAAATAATATTTTGATAAAAATTCATATACATCGACATCAAATGGAAAATTATATCCTATCAAATCTGCAAGAATTCTTGGATGATATGATTTATAATCCATTAATACTAACATCCCATTATCCCCAAATCTACTCTCAAAACATGATCGTTCTCCGTTGTCCTTTTTCAAAGCAGCATAATTAATTCCTCCGAACCTATTCGACGGACGGCCGGTGCTAGTATAAATATTGTATTGGCAATGAACTAGGTTCTGAGGATTGATATGTTTCTTATGTTGTTGACCAAAACTTCCCAAGAATTTATCAGGATTTACATACAATCCATTTTTCTCCATTTCTGACAACACATTCGTCAAATCACCATTCAATTTTAAAAATGTCCCACTTTCAGATTCTTTTATGATATCTTCTGCAACTTGACACATTTTCCTGAATTTTTCATTATGCTTTAGGATAGGAATTGACTTGTTTAAATTCTTGAATTGATAAAAAGCATTCTGAATGAATCGGTGAGCAGAAGTGTTAAATTCTTCCGATTCTATTTGCTTACCCTCCTTGAGATATCTAAGAATATTTATATCCTTGGTGACTGTAGTTCCCATCGACTGATCAAATGACTTTTTATTAAAGACGAAAATATTGTTTTTCGACTCATTGATTTTCTTAGCAATGTCTTCCTTGTTTACAGAAAAAATAGATTCCGAATGATCTACTGGTAAAATGAAATACTTTCCTGAAAATATGCACTTACAAAAAATACAACTCAAATCACCATCCAAAGGATGTAAAGAAGAATCAGATCGAACAACATCAAAAATACAATCTTCTTTCAAAAGAAAATTATAAAATTCTTCCAAGTCAGAAAATGAATCAATAATTAAACTTAACATTCTTCAATTATACACACCAATCAGAATTCTGTCAAGTTTATTTAATTAATTACTACCTTTCCAGAACTGCAATGGATTGGTCAATTTCTGTTTCATTCCTTGGAGTGATAATTCCGCAGTTTGTATTTCTTTCAGATTGTGATCTTCTACACCTTCGATTTCTACCCTACTTTTTTTGATAACATTATTTCTAGGTCCAGTAATTTTCCAATTTATAGAAATCTTTTTGTAGAAAGAAGAAGAAAAAAATAAATCGAATTGATTGTTATTTATTTCTAAAATTGGTTTATCGTTTACCTTTTTTAGAAAAAATCTAGAAATGAATCCATTTTCAAAATCTTTCGAGTCGATTTTTGGAATATGTATAGAAGGAAATTTTAAAAATAAAAACTCCTCAGAATCTTGAGATGATAATATTTTATATCTATCTGTTAAAAATTTTTCTCTATTACTCATGATTTTTTATTTATAAATGTAGCTTTTGGTCTCACTCCTGCAGTAATAATTGTGTCCCAATTTCCATCTTGTAACACATGTTTTATATTTGTAATCTGAAATAGAACGTCTTTTTTGTAGATTTTTGGCAAACCATTCTTTACAGAAAAACAATCTAAAAATCTCAATCCGGATATCCCCTGTACTGTTAATTCTAAGGACGTGTTGGGCATTATTCCGTTATGTAAAGCATTATTGTGAGTATCTAAATCAGACATAATAGATTTTTGGATATCTATATCCGGTTCACATAGTCTAATAAGTCCCTTACCGTTTATCTTAACGATTGCATATGTCACTTCTACAGGCAACGTTCTATTATGAACTTCTTCTTTAGATGTTTCTTTTTTTACTATATTTTGTTCAGCTTGTACCAAATCTCCAAATATTCTATCTTGTCGTTGATATGAAATGTATTGTTTTGGGATGACTGTGGTAGTATTTTCTGGAGAACTAGAAAACATGGCTTGCATTGTAATAGAAGATGCTGGTTTTACAGTAAATGTTGCGCTCTTTACAATTGAGTTGGCTTCGATCAAGTCAAACTCGTATAACAAATTATCCATAGCTAGTTCATCTATACTCTTTGGTCCTATATAATTAGTATCAACAATTGTTAAATATGAACCATTCAATCCAGATGTTCCTATTTGTCGAATTTCAAAATTCCATATTCCGCAAGCAGCTTTTGACATATCTCCCAAAATCTCCATCAAAGCAGAATCAATCGTTTCATGTGTTTCAAATGCTTTTCTCACTTTTTCTGCATTCACATATAAATTTCTTAAATATCCCGCATTTCCATTTTCTGATAATGTATAATCTGGAAAAGAAGCGGTAGATTTCTCTAATCTTTTTTCACAAATAATTTCTGTTAAATCTACTCTATTTGAAGTAGAAATTTTTTCTTTTAAAAGTTTATTGGCTTTTTCTAAAGACGTTGTAGATTCTTCTTTGCCCTCTGATGGATTGCCACTTGGAGCATGTGCATTTGGAATCAACAAAACATTCTTATCAGTCGATTTTAAATTTGCATGTGCACATATTATAGAATTTTTTATAACAAATGTATAATGCGGAATATTGTTTGTTACATCATATTGAGAATAAAAATAATTGACTATATCTATTACTAATCCAAAAGATATCCAAAAAGAAGTATCCGTACTAAATAATTCAAAACTATTCGGTTTTTTTGGTGTATTATTTCTTGGTCCATAAAATGCTCTATCTTCAGGTCCATATTCCTCATTAACATTTATAATTGGTTTATCTCCAGATTTTTTGCTGCCCCCACGTTCTACTAATTCTACAATTCTTGAAAAATCCGATTTAAAATAATCTAATATATTTTTTCTCAATTCATTCTTCTGTATAATAGTGGAATCTTTTGTAGAAAATGCGGTATAAAGTTGACTAGGATTCGCAATGACAGTGGTTACATCATATCCGCCGTCGGATCGCAAAGTATATGAATAGTCTACAATACGACCTAATGAAAAATCATAATTGCCAGATGACTTTTTTAATTTTTCTTTTATAAAATCCTCGTTTGATGTGATCGATTTTAGACCAGGTTCGCCTGGCGTATTCTTTTGATCTCCATTATTTTTTGCTTTTTCCCACGTCGAATAGATACCATCAATTTTTGATAAATTTAATAAAGATGTCGGATCATAATTATTCCATCCCCATTCTACAAAAATGGATAATGTTGGTAACATAAAATATGATTCTAAATAATCCAGTTGTTCCGCAGACCAACATTGCCACTTAATAGAAACTTTTCTAAATTTTCCTGCGCCGCCTCCGAGATCTACATCTAATCCTGTGACCCCCGGAGTAGGTCTATGTTTAAATGAACTTTCATTGACTCTGTGTTCTTTTCCATTGACATCATATCCTAATACTGTTCCTGGAGTATTTTTTTGGAATCCATAAGTATCATCAAACCCATTTACACCATACATAATAAATCCAAATAACCCTCTTTCTGTATCTTGTCTATTAGAACATACCCTTACCCATGCTGATCTAGGACCTTTATATTGTGCATAATTTCCAGTACCATAATCAAATCCTATATTCTTTGATCTTTGATTAAATTCTGCTTGAACAAAATCCTCTATCTGACTTAATTCGAAAAATGATGGAGCAGCCATATAACTTAAATCTTTTTATTTATCCATTTGCCGAAGCCAAATTAGATAGTATTTCCGAAACATTTCTTGGTATTCTTAGTTGCATTCCTGGAGGTACATCAAATCCACCAAGACCTATATGATTCGCTTGACCAATGACCCACCAAAGATTAGGATCTTTGTAGAATTTAAAAGCTAAAGTATCTAACCTATCCGAATCAGAAGATATGATGAATATATCATCATCTCTATGTCTGATTTGTGGATAGATAGTTGTTAGTATAACTCGTTTTCCATCGAATCGTTTTCCTTGTGACGTTGAATCGTATCGTGACATATGAATATATATTGTAATACCAAAGAAAATTATGTAGTAATACTTACAGATTGAACAGATTCAAATGCACGGACTTTTTGTTCTTCTCTTTGATCTATCATCCTTTGTTTTTCGTCTTTGATACTTTTATTGATATCTCCATCAGATCCTCCAACAATCAATTCTGATCCGAATCCGGATCCATCATCGTCAAAATTTAACATATTGGTATTTGTTCTTTCTTTTTCAAGAAGAGAAAGATTTACAGATATTTCAACTCTTGTAGGAAATTGTGCAGTCTTAGAATCCGATGTAATGGTTCCTCCCAAATAAGTATACGGGACACCACTTAATGTTTCCCAAGAAGCATCTTCTGGAACTGATAATCCTATATTTGTTATTATAGCAGGTTGATTCTTATACATATCTCCTATTCGTATTTTTACAAATGGAGGAACAATGAATCCACCGACATTAGCTGGTTGTCCCGCAGAATCTGTATAATTGGATGGTTTACCTAACCCTATCAGATAATTTATTTTTTTCCACATTGGTAATAATTCTTTTATACTATTAGCATATACAGAAAAATTGAAATTTAGATCTCTTGTAAATCCTCTATAGACGTATATTTTATCTGCTCTACCCATGTACTTTATATCTTGCCAATCGGAAGATATACTATCACTTAGTCCTTTGATTGTGGCTCTGAATGGTATGAATCTATTATTCACGACATCTTCAAAATAAAATACAATTTGGTCTTCTCCCACATTTGGTCTCTTCGATTCATCTGATATGACCCCCGACAAGTTTATAGAATCTTGTCTATTAGATCCAGCGAATCCTTTGCTACCTAATACTTCCTTTATAGATTTATTAGTTATTGATTTTTCAAACCCTTCCCCAGGTCGAAACCCAGAGTTAAAATTTGCTATAGAAGAGTTTCCAGCAGATTTTAATTCGGAATATGTTCGTATATGTCCAGATATCCCAAGGATTGATACACCCCCAATATTAGTCAGCGCTCGACCCAGACTATCATTTATTCCGGATATCGAATTAGGAGAATTTTTATCGACCAAAAAACTTTTTCCTGAAGCATTATCATTTAATTTTTTATCTATTAAATTTGAATGTTTTATATCTAAAACTACTTCTTTTCCTTTTTCATCTTTTCCGTGGTATTTCTGTTTATATGGAGTTACGATCACTCTATCAGAAGTCGGAATAGAAGGTTGTAATTTTTTACTTGATGTATCACCCAAATTTTCAACCATTAGATTATAGGTTTTTTCATCCGCTCTATAATGAACCCCTTTATTTACAGAAATAGGAAGAGGAGCAAATCCAGGAGAAATCATGGATGCTAAATTGGATAGAAATGATGATTTTCCATTCGTTATATCCTTTGTAGATTTAGATGGCCATTTCAAATCTATATTTGATTTCCCCCTCGCAGCAGTTCTCGCACGTATTAATCCCCTACTAGTTCCCCTACTAATATCTCCACTGGTAGTAGAGAGTGTAGATTGTTCATCTTTTGGAAGAACATCTGTACCATTAACCGTTCCTGCCGGCGTCGAGGAAGAATTATTTCCACCTACTCCAAATGCACTTAATAATGTTCCCAATGCTCCACCACTTGTATCAAGATGTCTTTTTGGTCTAGAAATCAATCCAAGACTTGCAGGACGGGCAGTTGCTAATACTACAGATAGAGGATT